GATTCATTTTGAAAAAGTATCGTGCGTAAAATTTTGCCGGGATTTTTTCCACCCCAAAATGGAATTAAAAGTCGATTTTGGTTTCAGAGTGGACTTGCATACGACAGTGTATCTTCATCAAGTGTTGAACGAACGAACTCTAGCACATTCATAAACTCATCAACCGTATCACAGGTCACTTGCTTTTCCGAACCCTCATTAGAGTACAGATATACAGTTCGCTTGATAGGGTCCACCACGCAGCGGGAGAGGTACTCGTCTTGCATTCGGTCGTCCGTTGATTACCTAAGTACTATAGCACGGTCAGGGAGGCGTGTCAAGCCTGGTATTCACTTTGATTTCTGTCCACGTCCTTGCGTTCCGCATAGACGACATAAGAACAGTTTATTGGTCCACTCAAATTATTTTTCACAATAATTCTACTTCCCCACTCAATTTTCTCAACAAATAACTCTTGATAAACACCAAAAGGAGTTAGATTGACCATAATAGTTTCTTGATCAACCAGTTCCGACCAATAATCTGGAAGTTCAATGACATTAGAATCCTCAAGTTTTCCTCTGATATAAACATCAGCACTTGGTCCTTCTAAACAAATGTACTTCAACCTCCACCCTTCCTTGATTGGGTGAGGAATATCAAAACTCTTAGATCCAGAGACACTTAAACTAACAGCATTGATAGCACCAACAGTAATGCTTGGACTACCAGTAAGACCCGTAGCATTTCCTTGAAGTTTTCCACCGGCAGAAAGAATAACATCACCACCAACTTTTACATTTCCATTAACATCAAGTTTTGCTGATGGTAATGGTGTTCCAATTCCAATATTGCCTGAAGCATCAGCATAAACATATGTTTCTCTTTCTTGCCCATAAAAGTCACCAGCACCGTCAAAGAGAATGTTACCATCCGAACTTAGTTTAGTCTTTCCAGAAGTGGCAAACTGACAGACCAGATATAATTCATCTCTTTGATAATTATAAATTTTTGTTAAAGAATTGGTGCTTAAAGCAATGGTTTTTCCATCTGCAGTTATAGAACCATATGTTGGAACAAAACTATCTAACTCAGAAACAGAAGTATAATTATTTCCCTTTCCATTAGAGAAGAATAGTTTCACATTTCCAGCAGATTCAGAAACAATAATTGCTCTGCCATCATCACTCATATCTAATGGAGAAACACCTGATAGTACCCTGGTTACAATATAAGGTGGATGTTTGTCTCTAGGTCTGTCAAAGTCACAACCATCGATATAATAGTTGTCATAATATTCTTTATTTCTATTCAGAATATAAGTTGCATTTTCATCACTAGCAGCAAGAATACTACCATCTAGATTTGTTGCTAACTTTAGTCCAAAGTTCTGTGATGAATCAGATGGACCTATTATTTCACCAATATCAATTACACCAAGTAAAGTATATTCTCTCTTGTTTCTTTCATAAGCATATACTCTACCAGTAATTTCAGCACCACCACATCCAGTTGCCTTCTCCTCTGGACAATTAACAAAAATCATTTTACCATCACCACTCATAGTGAAGGTTCCTGCATATGAAGCATCATCACTACCTTCAAGGGTAGAAATTCTTACATAATTAGGACTCCCGGTGGCAGATCTTCCTCTTTGGTAGACTACAACTTTATCCCTCAAAACAATTAATTGTGAAGTAGTACCAATACCAACTTCTTCATTTATTACAACTTCAACCTTGGAAAGTTTTGCTGCGATAATAGTTCCGTCTTTATTTGTCTGAACTTCCTTTCCTAAGAACGGATATCCAACTCTTCCAGTAATAATACCAACTTCATTTGTTCCATTATAAGGATTGGCAATCAGAGAACAAGTTTCGTTACCTGCTTCATCTTCCAATGGGTCATAAATTTGTACTACACCTTGATATCCATCACGATTAAACTCATAGATAACACCAATATTAGTATTTCCGATTCCCAATCTTCTATCGGGAACTGATGTACCAGATCCAGAAGCACTTGGGGCAGAAACAAAGATAACACTGCCATCAGCATTTGTATCAAAATCAGTTCCAAATCCATCGCCATCTGGACTATAGCAACGAACTAAAGAACCAATCTTCGTATAATTTGAAATGCCACTAATAGATTCTGTGCTATTAGAAACATTGGAGTAACTGGAATATGCTACTGATCCAGAAAGATTTTGGGGAGAACTTCTGGAATCTTGAGCCATTGTTCCACCAGAATCTACATAATAATTACCAATCAATCCATCAACTTCTATAGCAGAAAGTTCCGATAAAGAATTACTTGATGGAACAAATCCTCCTGAAATTCCCCCACCAGGTCCATTAAATATGATTGCTCTTCTTGCTGGTGCTTTTGCCATTATAGATTCTCCTTAACATCATAGTGATATCCAACGATAGACCTTTGAGAATTATCCCCAGGATAATCTTCAATCGTTCCAGGATACTCTGGTATTAGTTTTTCAGTGTCAATTCTTTCACCAAAAATGTGATAGAAACAATCAATAGGCATACCGCCATTTGATTGAAGATAGATTTTATTATCACCAATTCTCTTTACGATTACATTCTGATGAGAACCGATTGGAGTTAATGAAACTGTAATTGTCGAAGGATCAACAAGTTTTCTCCAATAATCGGGAAGTTCAATTTCTTTTCTATTTGTAATTCTTCCTCTTACATATACTGCTGCTTCAGGACCCTCTAAGCAAGTATGAGTAAGTCTCCAACCTTCTTTTGTTGGATGGGGAATATCAAAATTCTTTTTATTTGACAAAACGTGGCCACCACATTGAGATTTAACTTCACCAACGGCAACAATATCATCACCACATTGTAATAATTCATCAACATCCAGTCTACCAATAACACCAGTATTGCCAGATACAATCAGAGAAAATGGGTTAGCTACTGGTCTGCAAAGTGCTCCTGGAACAAAAGGTTCTGGAGAATCTGGGTTATTCAATGGACCGATCATTACAGTTCCAGCAACTATTGGAAATTCAGTTGCTCTACCTATAATGTGAGGACCTTCTACAAAAGCAGATCCTCTGATTTTTGCTTCTCCCAATCCAAGAGCAATGGGACTTCCTGCTCCACAAAATATTTGACCACCAACGGCAATATCATCTAGAAGAAAGGACATTTATACTACCTCCGTATCAAACAATGCTAAGATCTTTATCAAGTTCTCTTCTCTTGAAACTTCTTCCACCAACTTTACTATCTCTATTTGCCACAGCGTCCGTTACACCTCGTATCAAAGAACTATAAATTTTTAAAGTTGTATTTGCAGTCATCTCTCCAATACCTGTAGAAACAATCTTCCAAGAAGATGATGCTGTCATATTTAGGTTTTTACAATCAAGCTTTATTCCTTCATTTGCTTTAATCTGTATATTTCCTCTACTATTACTCACACTCTCAGCAATAATATCAATATCAAGTGCTTCCAAACGAATACGACCATTCATCGCACGAATAACAATGTTTCCATTCTCCGCACAAAGAAGCATTGAATCTTTGTCGCCAGGAGTATCCATTCCACAAAGCAGTTGGAAGTTCCCTGGAGAGGATGATGTAGTCCACCCCTTCCTCTGCCCATCTTTATCCATTGAGAAATGATGTCTACCATCTTCACCTTGAAGGAAGATATCAGAAATCACATCACCCGGTTTATGAATGTGTCCGAAAGATATTGAAGCATCTTTCTGACCATATGATATCGTACTAAAATTACTCTTAGCAGCGTTACTATTTCTTGTATTTGCTCTTTGCGTATTATGAGATACTGGCACGATTAGATATCGACAATATATTACTATTTAATATGGGTTTATTGAGGGGTTCCTGGAATATTGAGATTTGGATTATTGCTCTTAGTATCAGTACCATACTTCGGAATCGCATCAGGAGGAGTAGTAACCTGAGCAGTAATACTTTCTTGCAAGGTATCGTATACTTGAATCAACTCACCAGCAGTCTCATAAACTCCAGCATATCGGACTCCATCTTTAAAGAAGACTGAACCAAAGTAAGCACGACCATTAATGTAACCAGTCTGCTTAAGACCGACTAAATCAGTTACTTGAATGAGTTTTTCTGGATCAACATTAATTGGATCTCTAACAACATCTAATCTAGGAATAACTTCAAGATTTACGCCATCTCCTGTTGTGTTTATTAGTCTAGGAGCAGCTGGAGGTATTGGATTTGGAGTAAAGCATATTCTCTGAACATCACCATAAGGTCCAACCTCACATACAACTGGGGGTGGATCAATTGGCGGGTCAAAAATTAACTCATCTCCCACAGAGTATCCTATGCCAGGATTTGAAATATCAAATCTACTTGGTACTAAAGCAACTGGATATGATGGACCAGCTCCACTTCCAGCAGGATATCCATTTCCAGGATCAACGGGATAGATTGAAGTCACTACTCCAACACCACCAGATTCTTTTGGACAAGGAGGAGCATACAAAGAAGCAGAAATACCAAGAGGATTTTCTGCCCAAGAAGCATTATCACCCTCAACCGATCTTCTATATCTAATAACTAATCCAATACCAGAGGGATTTTCGATAAATGATTTGGCACCAATGGGAGTATTTGTAAGTTTAATACAAATATCATAAACTCCTTTCGTAAGGTTAACAGAAAAAGGTGCTTTTGTATTTTGTAGTTCTGCTCTAGAAATAAATCTACCTCCTATTGACAATTCGGCAAAGTTATCTGCTTCAAACTGTATTGTGTATGCACCATCGTAGGGAAAATTAACTTTCTCCCAACACCAACTAAACTCACCTTCACAAGGAAAAACATCTTCATCTATTGGTGGAGGAGGTGCTGGAGGAGCAGGTACTGCTGGTGGTGGTGATGGACTTGGTATATTCAGAGCGACAGAACTTGCTTCACCATCTCTACCCTGAACCTGATCCGGAATACCCGATGCAGTAAGATCAGCTATTGTTGGTGCCTTTCCACCAGCGCCTACACGTATTTCAAGTATTGATCCGGGAGTAACATTTACTATATTTCTAGAAAATCCCCCACCAGGACCACCTCTAGTTGACAAAATATTTGAAGTAGAACTAACGAGATCTCCCGCAACACCGCCTGATGCTCCACCACCAATACAGATGACCTCCATTGTGGTGACACCATCTGGGACCTGGAAGGAATAACTACTTGGACTTGGTTTTGTAAAGTCTACAACTTGACCATTAAATTTAAGTCTAACTGCACCATCACCACCATCACCAGACCTCGTTAACCCTATAACTTTTCCGGTTGCACTAATATATTCTAATCTTTGTCCTGCTCCACCACCACCAAATCCAGCACCATCAGGACCACTTGCAGACCCACTAACGCTACCATCTAGAGTGACACCAGATCCACCTCTGAGTTCTCCTCCAGATGGAGCAGATCCACCAGATATCAATCCAGCACCACCACCAAATCCACCTTGATCACCACTTCCACCCAGTCCACCACTTCCACCTTCACCAACAATGGGTCTACCAGATACACGATTTAAAGCAAAATTGCCGCCACCACTTGCGATTGCATATATTACAGTACCAGTGTTTGGATTTACTACTTGTTGTGGTTGCTGTTGAATTTGATTATATACTACCATTTTTATCGCGTCCGTGGTGTGGATGAGTTTGTATTTGCCTTTTCGCAAGGTGTTACGTTCTCTCTATTTAAGAATTCCGTCCAACCCTTAAAGTTTGTATGATATAGAGGGATTGTTGCTTCATTGATTGACTTAGCACTGCTGAATATTACTTCATCAACATAGTTAACTTGCTTCTTTGGAATACCAATCAGTTCAACAGCAATTTCGTGCTCACCTTCTTCTAGTCTTATGAAGGTTGATTTTCTACCAATCTTAACAACACTTGTTTTTGGATCTTCCCACCCAGCAAAGTTATTTTGTACCCAAGATAAGTCAGACCCAAAGTTTTCTGCTTCTCCCGTAAGTCCAGTTACAACTTTTCCATCAACTTTAATTCTAGCAACTCCTCTCTTCGTACCATCAATTCTATAATTACCAGTGAATGGTACATTTATTCTCCAAGTATTTGACCAAAGAACTCCAGATCCATCCGTATTTGGAGTATCAAGTGGAGGAACAGGAGACATTGTATATCTGTTGATATATTGATCACCAATTTTATTACTCTTGTCTGGAGGAATTTCTACAGGATACCACTGCTGAGATGCGCCAGGATCTCTCGTAGACCAAATAGGATTATTGGGACAACGACCTCTTTGTGGTGGTTTAACCTCCTGTGGAATTGGGGCTGGTGGTGCTTCAATTATTAGTGCCACTCCCATTGGATTTTCATTCCAAGACCTAGGTGATACTGATTGAGATGCGGTAACTGATGTCTTAATGTCAATAGCAACTGCCAGATAAGACTTATCTACAACTTGATCCAACTCAACACGAATTCTATATCTACCTGCTTTGAAGAAAACTTGAGATGGTGAAATTGGATTTGGTTTTCCTGGTTCTCTATATCCTTCCTTTTGGATGATAACTTCATCGCCACCCTCTTCAATTGGTATTAATCTACTTCCATTATCAGCATTTCCACCAGTAGCACTATTACCAATATATACCGTTACATTATCATCACCACCAATAGTTACATCATATAAACCATCAACGGGGAACTCAACATATTGCCAACGAATAACATACTGTCCTGCAGATGCTTCTTCTGGATTCGCTACTGGAGTAACTCCATTTTTTGTTATAAACTCTCTATTATAAGGAGAACTATCAACTCTGTAAAGAGGCACATCTGCTTTATCAATATAATCTACGGTATTAAAAACGGTTTGTACTCTGATACTTGGAGCAGAACTCGAAGGTTCAATCGTAGCAACTGGTAGTTGTTGTGGAGTCTCGACTTGAGTGGTTGGATCACTTACAACCTTTACTGTAAAAGAACTTACATAAGTATTAAATCCACCAGAGCGATTGAACCAAACTCTAAATGTTGTTTTGGATTCTTTTTGAACTCTGGCAACAGAAATACCTGAGTCACCTCTACCACCAGCAGTGCTAGTTCCAGGAATAACAACTATATTTCCATACTCACCATCAAGAGTAACTAAGTAATGCTTTTCTGCTAAGGATGTGCCAATAATTCCATCAGGAGATTCTCTACCCTCAGGAGATACACTTTGAACTATACCAGTGTTAGATAAAGAAATATCTCTATTTTCAGTATTGTTAAATCTATGATTTACTTGACCAGTAATATTTCCACCTGGAGTAGGAATACTAATTGGTTCTGTTGGAGTGTTTTGATAAATCTCTTGATTGAGCAAATCAATTCTTAAACTATGAAGACCCTTTTTAACAAACTTTTTTATTAGTCTTGGGGAAGAAGAAAAATCTCCCAATTCAAATACTTTTGCCTGATCGATATAAAGATTTGATTTATTATCACAAGATCCTCTAAAAATATATTCACCATCATACGGAAAATTCACGCTCCAATTCATAGTGAAAAGTTTTCCAGCATAATCACTACCCCTAACATTTGAAGGAGGGACTGGAGAAATAGCGTATGTATCCATAAATCCAGACCAAACCTTAGCAGAACTTCTTTCCAAGTTAGTTCTAAGATCTGGTGGAAGAATTACATTATACGCCTGAGGAAAAGATTGTGTTCCTGAAATAATACTTCCTGGTTTAATTGTTCTTGTTGTCCACCAAGGATTTTTAATTGTGCGTATTAGATTTTGATATTCTAAGATTTCTTTTTGAATCGGATCGTCAAGTTCTCCAAGATCAGCGGGATCAGGGTAATAATCTACAGGATCCCATCTACCAACCAAGTTTCCGTCCGAATCATATAATTCTATTTCTTCATTATCGAGTTGAAACTCTTCTGGTTCTTCTAGATTATAATCTTCAACCTCATCAAAGGTTTCAATGTAAGTTGTAGATTCCCCTATTTCAACATCTAGAGTTGCCCCACTTCCAATATTACAATCATCCACAACTTCAGCAGTAGGTGGACTACTGTATCCAAACCCACCAGATATAACATCTACCGCAATAATAGCACCTGTATTTGGATCAACAATAGGATTTCCAGCAGCACCTATTCCACCACCACCAGAGATGATAATCTTGGGAGGTTTGGCACCACATTCAACAACTTCGGTTTTGCATTCTTCTGTTCTGACAATATCATCATTTGTTAATTGATTTACTTGATCAATTTTTAAATAGTTAACATTATTATTTCCATCTTCAAAAATAAAAGTTGTACCTGGATTAGACTCAGCGTAGACATTAGCCTGATACACAGTAAGTCCATCAACATACCCACGAGTAGTAGATATATATCCAACTCTTACTAGATTATCAGGTAATGGTCCAAGTAAATCTGCCATACTTTATTTAATTATTACCACATCTCATCTGTTTAGTATATTTATTCAAGTAGTCCTAGCACTAACAGTATAAGGACCTTGTTGAACGCTAGTGCCATCTGCTTTTACATTTGGAGTTCTATCAGTGTTTTGTGTTGGAGTTGCGTATGGAGGTGTGGCAGGTGCAGGTGGATCAACCTTTTCTGCTTTCTCTGCTGCTTTAGCAATATTGGTTAGATTTGGTTTGTCTGCTTGAGCAGTTCCAACACTTCCATCGTGTAGTCTATAGCCAAGTGCTTGAGGGCATTGTGGTTCATCATCACACTTGAAGAAATTAAGAATGGAATTAATAAAACCTAAAGCAGAAGTTATATTACCAATAAAACTACCGATGATAGAAGTTCCTTTTCCAAGGAATTGTGAAATTTGACCAGCAATTTGTCCTACTTGACCACCAACAGCACCAGCAGCACCAAGTAAGTCTCCATTCTGTAAAGCACCTACAACACCACCAACTTGACCGGCAATCTGCCCTACCTGACCTCCAACAGCACCAGCAGCACCTAAAATATCTCCATTGCGCAAACCAGAATAGATATCACTTGCTTGTCCAAGAACATTCTGACCGTTTTGAATTGAGGTCATAATAGAGTTAGCAACATCAGAAACACTTGCAGAAGATCCAGTATTTGTTATTTGACTGACTGATGAGGTTCTATCTCTAGTGATTGAACTTGTTGTGGATGTATTAATTTGTGCGTTAGCAATACTAACCAAATCTAAGAAAGGATTTAATGACGATGCTTCAGTATTCAAAACACCAGATGCTGCTACAACATTAATACCACCAGGTATTTGAGAAATTTCTGAAAAATAATCAACCAAAAAAGTATTAATCGGATCAATTGCCTGATCAATGCCCTGAGTTATTTCAGGTAAAGTATTACCAAGAATATTACCAACCAATTCTTCAACAGAACAGATTGGAACAGGTCTTCTGCTTGGTGGTCTTTCTTCATATCCAGGAATGGGTCTTGGTCCTGCTTCACCATTTGTTTCGCCACCAATATAGTTCTCAATATCTTGAGGATTTACAACTGTAGTTCCAATGCCTACAGCGGGTTTGTCTTTTTTGGGAGGAACAATTAAGTCACTTTCTTTTGTGGGTTTATCTTTGTACTTACTATATGAATTGTTTAGAAATGCTCCGATTAATTTTGGAAGATTTCCGATAACCTTATTGAATAGACAAACTAGTTTTAGGTTTGCTTTCTCTTTTAGTTCAAGAAGTTTATGTCTAGAGTTGGGGAATATTTTATCAACTGTAGGTGCTACTACCTTATTGTACTGCTTAATAACAAAACTTCTCACTCTATCCATAATGGTTTTCATATAACCAGATATGGCATTTGTTGCTTTCGTAATTACTTCAGCAACTTTTTTATTACTTCTAGCAGCAGCATCAATTGGACTCAAAAACTCCTGTTGAATTTTGTTTATCTCATATGTCAAATTCTTAATCGTAGTCTGGATATTTGACATCTGAGAATTTTGTTTCTTGCAAGGAGAAGCAAGAGGTACTGTAAAAGAAGTATATAAGTCATTCCTCTTCACATCAGCAGATTGTAAAAGGTGAGCGGCAGTTGAGTCTTCTTTAAATGTCTTATTATCGGTTAAAATATATTCGTCAGCAACCTTTAATGCAGGATCCGGTTTTTCTCCCTTCGCGTATCCACTTACTCCAGCATAATTAGATTTATCTGTGCTTGTCTCTTTAAGAAGTTTTGTTTGGGCATTGTTTCCAAGAACTCCCATAATAACAGGCACTTCTTGTTCTGCTCCATCCAAGAAGAATCCAAATACAAAATTACCCTGCCTTAAGTTAGGAGTTTGTCTTGCCCCTGCCTGACCGCCGCCGGCAGTGATTGGATACATCACTTGGGCCCAAGGAAGTTGATCCGATGGAACGGTTTCCTCCTCCCTATCGTGAAGACCTATAATTCTTACTTTATAACGATATCCCCAACCAGGAATTTCTGAAGTTCCTTCAAACTTTTTATCAGAAATATTTTCTCTCCATTTGGCATCGTCCATAATCTGGCCGACCCACCAGTGAAATCCACCAGCACCAAGGAACCCGGGATTATATAATGAATTTTCTTCCATTAATCCTCATAAACGCGGCATTCTAAAGCATTGGGGTTTTCGTCGCAGTAAAGTTCAAATCCTGTTGGATCATGATCACTGTTTGGATGATTGTCTTGATACTTTTCAAGGGAAGTCAATTCGTCCTCTAGGTGACGGCGACGCTGACCACTTGTATTTGGGTTATCAAGTTCGTCTTTATCTTGATTGATATGTTGTTGAAGTGTTCTGTCCATATGAACACGATGTTAATTAGTATTATTTATGCCTTTCTTTCAACAGATTCTCTGACAAGATCCATCACAGTATATGTGTTTCTCTGATCAACATAATGACATAACCTAGATATCAAATATTTTCCACCGTGCTGTTGATTAACATCAGGGTTTTTTACATCTTCAATCTTCGGACTATCAACAAAAACTGTATCGCCAACGGACAATTTGAATGTCCCTGGTATTGTCATTTCAACCTTTGATGAGAATAAGTTATTATATCTCATCGTAGAATAGTTTACAACATTACTATAATCCAAATTGGGTTCTTGAGACTTTCCTATTTGCTGTTTAGTATTACCTGTTGGCATTGTACCGGTATCAATTAAGAAATAACTAGTCTTTGTCGGACCTTGATTTCCTGTACCTTTATTAAAAGTAAAATCTTTATCATTTAATTTTGGCAAATTCTTACCACCCTTTTCATACGAATCATCATCTGCTTGCTGATTAGTTACTTTATAAAAACAGTTGAATGGATCAAAGGTTACTATCTTAGTATTATAAAGTCCAAGTTTCATTCTTTCTGTAACATTTCCAGACCCAGCAGTTTCAACATTATAACTTACAACTTTACCATCATATCCTGCGGGAACTTTTTCTCCTCTTTTATCAACAGTCGTGTTAAACATCAACTTAACTTTATGTTCTTGTTTCATCAAGGTATCAATAGACTTATAATAAAATCCCCTTTCTTCCCTAGATCCATTAATAATAGTATCACCTACTTCATAAAAGAAAAATCCAGCTGTTTTACCAAGACCACCTCCAGTGGTTGGTACAGATTTCTTAGATAACCATCTACAAGTATAGAATGGTTTTTTATTATTACCCAAGAAATTGTATGTGTTGATTGTTTGTTCTAGATTTATTTTCTTTTCAGTCTTTATAACATCCTTTAAAATTTTATCAATATGATCAGATATCTTACCATCATATCTTGTACGAACTCTAACCTGCTCATTGACAATGTATTCCTTTGATACAAGATCAAGAGTTATCATCTGTCTATTCGTATCATTGAAATAAGGCTTCACAGAGTTTACAAATAAAACAACACTTTTTGCATTATTATTATTGTCGTTAATAGTTAATTCAACCTTCTCTTGTCCAACAATAGGAAGACCATCAAGAGCAGTTGTTCCCTTAATAGTACCAACAGAATCAACAAGAATAACTGTTGCTCTTACACAATCTTCAAGAAGATCTTCATAGTAGTGAATAGAGTATATACCATTTAGAAAATCAACCTCACCACCATCATTTCCGTAGATAATACATCTACTTACACCAGCACCTTCTCCTTTTACTGCTACTATTGCTTCAGACATTTTTACTATTAACCCGATAATCTATCTAGCATCGCAAATGGATCATATGAATCGCCACTGACAGAACTGCCGCCAATAACAGCAACCATTGGATCTTGATAAGAATCTTGTTCTGAAGTATCTTGAACTATTACCGTTTGTGGCGCTTCTGATTCGTAAGATGCAAAGTTTTGCAACACTCTTATAGCATCATCATATTTTGCCCTATTAACTGCATCTAAAAATCCAGGAAAAGTTCTTTCAATCGCTGCGGTTGAATCAGCATCAATAACAAACTCTCTACCCTTCTCACCAATCATAGCCATATGTGGTCCGTGCTTTGTCAATCCACCTTTTTCATAAGCAACGTGAACGTGATCACTGTGCCCACTCGGTTCATTTCTTCCGTGAAGAAGTTGAACAGGTCTGACACCTTTCATTTTATTAAATTCAGAAATAACTTTCAAGATTGGTCCTTGTTCATGAGTATGAGCACCAATATCAATTGCTCTACCCTGATAATGCAAAGATCCCTTACTGTGTCCGGAAGTTAAACTATAAGGTGGATGCTCTGGGTGGCGATGTACTTGAGAAAAATCTGGACCTTGCCTTAATTTCTTTTTAATATATCTTCCAAGTTCTCCTGCAATTTTTCCTCCTGCAGATCCATAACCTTTACCTAGAGGTTCTGTACCAACACCACCCCCACCCATAACAACAATATCTCCAAGTTGTGGTGCTCTTGCTGGACCTGGATTTTTAGCACCATATGCTTTTGCTGCGGGACCAACGAACCATCCAAAAAAGTTATTTGGCGCATTAGTTGTTCTCTGAACATCTTCAGCACCTTTTTTATTGCCACCACCCATAAAGTCTGTTCTTCCACCAACAAACTTTCTTGCTTCTTCTTGATATTTTGAATTTCTCAATGCTGCTGCAGTTTTTTGCAAATCTGATTTAGAAATTCCTGTTGCAACAGAGGCACTTTCAAGATCTTTGATAGCGTGCCATTCTGGATTCGGAACTCCAGTTTTACCTTTTCTTGGATATTTCCAAGTTGGTTCATATTGACCCTGCCTTAGAACTATTTCTTTAATTGTTTTACCACCATATACGCCAGAAGCAACTCTATTATAAATCGACTGTGCAACATCAGCAGATCCTTGTGGATCAGAATCTTCCATTCTAGATATTGCAACAAGAGTCCAAAAATCAGCATTTCCTCCAGTTACAGTTGCTCCCGGTCCAATATCTAAACTAGGATCAGAAGTTCCGGAATCCTTATATTTTTCAGAACTTTCTGGCTTTTCTTTTTTGGAATTTTCTTTAATCTCTCTCAAAGTTTTTTGGGCATTTGTTTCTGTTGCCTCTTTAAATGCTCCAGCAACCCAATTGGTAATATCACCTCCATCAGTAACTGCTTCTAATGTTTTCTTATCGACAAATCCACCTTCAGCATAAGCAGCCGCAACACCACCAACGAGTTGGCCTTTGTTCATACCTTCATTGAATAGTAAGTTAATACCAAGACCAACGTTCTTATAATCTTGTTCAGATGGTTTCTGTCCTAAGGTAATCTTGGAAGTAATCGCAAGAATAGGTCCAAAGTAATCACTCTTTCCTAAATTTTTTCCAGTGTTTTCAATCGCTTTAAATGGATTAACAACATCCGGAATTTTTGGTTTTGGAAATATTCCAAACAGTTTATCTTCTCCACCAATATCAGCACCGGGATTTTCAAACTCAATTTCTCTTGGTTTCTGTACAAGTTTTGTTTTTCTTTTTATCTTTCCTTTTCCAGTTACTCCACCCGTCCTACGGATGGCACCCATTTTCTTACCACCTCTAGTGATACCACCACCTTCTTTCCCCTGAACCTTTTGTTTTTTTGGTTGTGGTTTTTTGTTACCAAAAAATACGTCATATAAAGCAGCGCCGATTGCATCACCACCTATGCTACCAAGAATACCACCAACAATTCCACCAAAACCAAAAGCAAGAGATCCAATAGCAGCACCAATTGATCCAAATAGTCCTGCACCAATTGCTTTAAATGCTGCTCTTCCGGGATCTTCTCCAAGTGCTACAGATAATCCAAAGTCAATTAATGCTCCTATAATTGGAAGTCTTTTTAAGAATGGTTTTGTAAATTTTAAGATTGATTTCGATGCACCTTTCTCCCCAAGATTTATTACATTTCTTTGTCCGAATCTTTTTAGAAATTGGTCTTTACCAAATCTTTGAGCATATCTTTTTTGAACGTTGGCACTAACTCTACGTCCCTTGGTATCAAAACCTTTTTTGGGAGCACCGGGAGATACATCACCATCACCACCAAAAGAACTTAAGGTTACTGCGGCGACAATTGCAGTTTCAATAAGTGTTCCAATTGCATTATTAAAACCATCAAATACTTTTGCGAAGTTTTCTCCGCCAAGATTTTTTAGAAAACCTCTTGTAGCATCATATGCCTTGTATCCCCAATCAACAAAAGTAACAAGACCGTTTAGTAGATTTCCACCAACATTAAGTAAAAACTCAGTTGCGTGTCCAAGAGCATAGGCAAAAGGAACTAACTTTGGCAAATGATCAATCAACTTAACAGCAAAATATGCGATGAGCATATTACTAATAAACTTTCTAATTCTATCTAAAAACCCAAGTCTAGGTAATGATGGTATCTTATCTTTACCCTCTTTTGGTGGTTTTTTTGTTTCAAGATCTTCCTCTTTCTTTGCTCTCTTTTTATCTTCATTTTCTTTTCTTTCTTCTTTTTGTTCCTTTAGTTTTAGAGTATATCCTCTTGCTATTAATTTTTCAATTTTTATAACTTGAGTCCTTATGACTAGTACTTGACCTTCAATTCCACCTTCTTTCTTTTTGCCAATATCAATCGTCTTGCTTCTTACTGCAAGTGCTCCTCCTGACGGTGGTAAAAGTTTTGTGGGATTAACTGCCATTTTCTTTACCTACTCTTAATACCTAGAACAGCTTGGTTTCTTTTTGTTCCCTGTGGATGTGCTGAACTTACTGCAGGATTACCTGTTGTAACTTTAGATCCAGATCCTCTTCGTCCACCCTGTCCCTGACGATTGCCACTGACCTTAACAACATTTACTGATGGTTTTGCTGGTGGTTTTACAGGAGTTCTTCCTGCATTTGTTGGACGAGCAAATCTTGACTTATATGCCCCACCTGTATTTCTTTGTGGTTTTTCATAAAGTTTAGCACTAGGATTTTTCTTCAAGAAATCTTGGTTTGCTTTTTGCTCTCTTTGCATCTTAGCAGATGCTCCACCAAACATTCCCAACTTATCCCACCAGGGGCGTTTTGCTTCTAATGCCTGCTGATTTTTATCTTTTGGTTTTCCAGATATTCCTAACATACCACCAAGTAATGTTTTACTTCCAGAAAGTCCCAAACTTTCTGCTGCGGTTCTCTTTCCACCAAGAACCATATCAACATCACCTTTCCCCCTAAAGGGATTCAATAAGTATGCAGCTTGAAGTCTTTGTTGAGTGCTTTTTCCTTTTCCAAAAACACCCTGAGTAAGCAACTCACCAAAATTCATATCACGCATTTTGCCAGTTTTTTGATCCTTAGTTTTAAGCATATCAAAGTCATACTTATCATCTATTCTATAACCACCTCCCTCTTTTTTACTTCTCTCAGTAGCCCAAAATTGACCAAGAATATTTTTGGCATTCTTGGCAGATTCGCTCATATTTCCTTTTTCATCAGCATAATCAGTATATTGTACTCTTATTCCACCCGCTTTTAATCTTCTTAAGAAACTTTTTTGTGTTTCAAGTGCTGGATTTCCATCCTTTGCACCTTGAGAACGAAGTTCTTTGATCTTTGCTTCTGCCTTTGCAATCTCAGACCCTGTTCTCTTCTTTGCTCTCTGAATCGCTTTTTGAAGTTCTTGTTGAGAATCTTTAGACAGATCCCTT